TCCGCATACTATTTGCGTAGATGAGTTAGTTAATGTAATATCGTTATTTAGGGTCTTTAGTGTTATAGTGGGATTTATTGTATCATTACCTATTGCGATAGAAGCCGTATCCGATGTAATATTTACATGATTACCTCCACCAATATCGCTTTTTATATCTACATTACCCGTTATTGCTATACTACCCGGGACACCATTGGCTATAAACAGATTTGCTGTTCCAGTGGTTGTTTCTCCATTGCCAGATAATACAATATTACCACTGCTTTTTGATGTATCAGCCGTTATATTACCACCAGTGTCAATTGATAATACAGAGTTGCCATTTGTAATAGATGTCGGTGCTGTTGGTGGTAATACCGATATAAGGATTGCTGGTTCTGGGTCAGTTGATGCCGTAATAGTGCAACCTTGCCCCGCTAATGTTATAATACCAGTCGCTATTGTATTACCATCAGTTAAACCGACCACACCACTATTTGTAAATGCTACTGTTGATTGGTCAATAACATTAATCTCTATACCATTATCACCACGTATCGCTACATCGCCAGTAAATGGAGCAGAGTTAAATGATAGTTGTTTAACACCAGTATTATTAATCGTAATACCATTATTAACAATACTTCTGTCAATGCCTATACCCCCACCAGCAACTAAATCGGTTGCTATGGGTTGAACTCCACCAGCAACAGCACCGACAATAATACCAGAACCTATTGTAGCAGTCACATTATTTAAACTTCCACCACCTCCTCCGCCAGTTGCAGTAAAGGTAATGGCGTTTGTCCCAGCAACAGAAGTAATCTGTATATTTTCTCCATCTACAAATGATACACCACCAGTAAGTGTGTTTCCACCAGCAAGTATAGACGAAATACCCCCACTACCTCCACCACCACTTACAATTGAACCAGAAACCGCTGGAACTTGTAGTAGGGAGATTGACATTTATATAATGTCTATAGAAATAATGTAGAGTATATTTAGTAATGGAAGATACTGTGGAAGCCACAGAGCGTGTAATAGACTATGCCCTATCCGATAGTGATATACAAAAGATACTAAGCCCTCATCCTACTAAGATATTCGTATATCCAGATTTGGAAACTATGAATAGCATTGATGATTGCTTTGACTCGGAAGGTAGATGTATGATGCTTTATCCTACATTTGCGGAAAATCACGGTCATTGGGTATGTATGATAAAGCGCCCAGATGAAATAGAGTTTTTTGACCCTTATGGGAAAGCCCCCGATACAGAGTTAAAATGGGTTGGTTCTGCAAAGCGTAGAGAACTAAATATAGAGCAACCTACTTTAACCCGCCTAATGAAAGAGAGTGATTATAAAGTAATATATAACGGCTATGATTTTCAAAAGGATAAGGCGGACGTTAATACATGTGGTCGCCACTGTGCTGTCCGTCTGCTTTACAAAGATAAGACCATAGATGAGTATAAAAAGATGGTTCTTTCCGTCGGTCTTTCGCCAGATGAGTTTGTGAGTGGCGTGACATATCTAAAACTTCACAAATAAACACTGTAAAAATATATCCTTAGTATATATAAGAAGATGTCATTTCGCTATAGTTCAAGTGTTGAAAGCGTTGGCAACTCAAACGAGCCAGATATTGTCTACTATAATGCTGATATTATCGCCGATGCGTATGACGTGAAAGACGTGCTTAACGGCGTAGATAAAGACCCTCCCATTCGCTTTCAAGAAACCCGTTCAGTCCCACTAATATCCGATATTAGCAAGTATATGTTTAGTATTATTCGTTTTACCATGGACGGTGCGGGTAAGGATTTGCCTATTTTTATCCCCAATATTAACGACACCCAGCCAGACGTTAATCTAACAACATATGCTATTACATATGAATATACGGTATATTATGTAAATCCTACCACGGCTACTAATGAAAGCAAACTATTCACTGCACAACGCTTTGTATATTACCGTCCAGAAACCATTGGAGCACCTATCCCCAATGCCCCTAATGCTGTCGCATCAAATGGCGAGTTTTGCGGTCAAGATTTACGTGGACGCTACTATTTTGTATATACATATGGTCATTGGGTAGACCTTGTAAATGAGGCTTTCCAAAGTGCTTGGAATGGGGCAGAACTGGCAGTCCCCGATACATACCACCCCACGAAGTCAATAGAAGCACAATGGAGTGCATACTGGCTTACATTGGGGGGAACAACACTAAATCAGCCCATATTACAAGGCTCTCCACCAGTGCTAAGGTATAACCCAAGCACATATAGATTTTCTCTTTTTGGAAACTCATATTGCTGTGGTAATGTAATCCAGTATAATACAACCATTCCAAGTAATAATCCAGCGAACTATGTTTCCCCATTACCGACACAAGCGTGGTCGTATGGGGCTTCACCAAGTTATGCAACAAATCTGTTAAGAGGAACTGAACTTATGAACGTCTGGTTTAATACAGATATGTTTGGTATGTTTGCGAACTTCAGAAACATATTCTTAGGGAATGAAAGTTCCGGTCGCACTAACCTTATACTATTTATTCCAAACGGCAACAACTACAGCAAGTTTGAAAATCTAAATACCTTTGTTCAAACTCCAGCGGATGCTCCAGCAATAGGCACATCGCCTATTGTATATATAGAAGCGGAACAAGAATATGAAAGCACGTCTACGCTATGGTCGCCCATTTCATCCATAGTGTTTTCATCTACTATGATTCCTATTTTCCCAGAACAAACCGGCACACCACTAACCTACGGCGAAGGTAATAATAATATACCAACTGAATCCACCTCTAACTTTACGCCCATTATTACGGATATATCCGTCCCGATGACACGTGCAGATGATTATCGTGGTTTCCTATCTTATACACCAACTGGAGAATATCGTCTATCATCCTTTACGGGTTCAAGAACTGAACTGCGTAATATTGATATACAAGTGTTCTGGAAAAATCGTATCAATAATACCCTCTACCCGATTACTATGTTTAACCTCTCATCCGTTTCTATAAAAATGATGTTCCGCAAGAAGTAGACAAAAATATAAAAATGGCACGATTTTAAATATGCTATAAGAATATAAAATGACCGACGCAGTCCAGAAGTTAAGTGTGTATGATGACCGCATCGTCCAGACCCAGCCTCGGTATGCGGTTGAGAAAGGTGCTCTTTCTCTTACAAACGCCCCTTATACGGCATTATCGCAGACAGCGTCCCAGCACACTTACAATATTACAGTCCCCTCAGAGGGAGTTTTTATTGACCGTGCTGTGGATTGGTCGTCTACGTGCTACTTACAGTTCTTAGCACTGCCCAATACTTTTGCATCAGCCCAGCCTTGCGTTGTTATTGGTCGTGATGTAGCCCTTGCCCCTTTTCCGCTCCATTCACTCGTCCAGACAATGTCTGCTACGATTAACGATGCTACAGTGACTACAAATACGGGTGATGTTCTTCACGAACTCCTCCGCCTAACGGATTATAATAAGAACCGTATCCAACGTCAATGCCCTACTATGCTTGACACATATGCCAACTATAACGATGCTTTCGGAACAATCCGCAACCCTCTTGGCGATTATATGTCATCTACAAGCCGTGAGAATATCCCCAACGGTGCGTGGGGTAATATCTTCTTCACAAATCCCGCTGGTGTAGTTCTTGACAATTCAGTCCCTCTTACAACATACACTTCTGGTGGTGTGACAGTTAATGTAGAGTATGGTGTTCCAGTCCAAGCGACACTCGTTGGCGACGTTCCCGCTGGAGGTTATCCCATTTTCGTAAAGTGGCGGTCTACTGAGAAACTTGTGCTGTCCCCCTTTATCTTTAGCGATATTCACGAAATGGATACTGGTATGTTTGGTGTCCAGAACATCCAGCTGGTTATGAACTTAACAAGCCCCAGCCAGACAAGCACTGTCGGTCGTGTCCTCCGTTCTTGCTCTAACCTTGTTGCTGTAAGTTCAGTCCAGTATAACGGTGGCGTTTCAAATGCTGGTGGTTCTCCTTTCTCCGACTCACGCCTTAACGTGCAGTTCCTAACACCTTCTCTTTCAATTCCTCTACCCGCTAAGTCAATCGTCCCTTATTATGAGTTCCCACGCTATGTTTCTAACCAGATGCTTGGCAGTGGCATCTCATTAGGGCAGACGGCATCAGTTCAGTCCCAGACAATCACTTTACCTTGTATTCCAGACCTAATCCTAATCTACTGCAAACCCCAGCAGTATATGTCAACAGATGCCGATTGGTATTTACCCATCACGAATATTTCTATCAACTTTGACAACTTCTCCGGTCTACTTTCCAGTATGACGACCGAGCAGTTATACACAATGTCAGTAATGAATGGTCTTGAGATGGATTATAATACATGGCTTGGATACACGCAGTCTGCGAACTACAATGGTGTAGACCCCGAAGCATCAACTGCCTTTGGATACAAACAGCAGTTATGCGGTGGTTTCCTTGTGCTAAAGCCATCTAAGGATATTACCCTCCAAGAGGGACAAGCACCATCCGTCGTAGGAAACTACACATTCCAGTTCAACGCCACAGTGCAGAACTGGTCGCAGAACCAAGTCCAGAACGCCACTCTTTACATTGTGACTGCTAATAGTGGTTATTTTGAAACCGTTAAGGGTAGTTCCCGTGTCATTAAGGGTGTTCTTAACGAGGCTGATGTTATTAACGCACCTATGTCTAATGCTGGAACACGCTCTAACCTTATGCGTATCGTTGGCGGACGCTCAGCCCTTCACCGCCTTGGCAACGTCCTTGGGCGTTGCAAGGAGTTCGGCTCTGCCAGAAGTGGTGGTGCGATGAGTGCTGGTGCTGAGTCTGGTGGTGCTGAGTCTGGTGGTGCTACAAGCGGTGGAGCAAGACGCAGAGGACACGCTGGACTTGCCAGTCGCCTAATGTAAAAATATACAATAACTAAATATCTACGATTAATATAAAAGAATGGCTACTGGTAGTAATCAATCTTCAATATTTGAAACTCTGAACTCTTCA